GACAGCTTCATCTACCGCAATGACACCAAATACCTGAAGCAGAAGTACCTCATCGATGATGACGGCAAGGCCGTGTTCGTCGGCGAACCTGTAGAAGTCGTGCGCAAACCCACTGAGTACGAGATTAAAACCAACGGAGAGAACGATCCGATGAAAGAACTGATTATCAATGCGCTGAAAGCCGCTGGTAAGCCGACTGATGGCAAGTCTGATGACGAGCTGATGGACGCATACAACCAGATGGCAGCCGAAAAAGCAGCGCCTAAGGAAACGCCTGAAGAGAAAGCCGCCCGCGAGAAGAAAGAAGCGGACGACAAGAAGGCAAAAGATACCGCCAATAACAACGAAGAGATGCCCGCCTGGGCGAAAAATCTCTCCGATCGTGTTGACACCGTCGTTAACAGCCTGACCGCGAACGCCGACAAAGAGAAAGGCGAAAAACGCGCGGCTGTGAAGCTGGTGATGAACATGAGCGATGAAGAAGTCGCAGATCTGGACGGTAAGGCGCTCGACGCTATGTACGCCAAGTGCCAGACCTCTTTCGGCCTGAACGGTGCATTCCGCCAGGCAACCAACACTCAATCAGTCAGCGAAATGCCGGAGTAAAAAATGGCTAAAGACGGAAAACACGTAATTCACGCCGGTGGCGTATTCCCTAATCCGCTGCTTAACCGTGAAGGTGCCGCGGCGGCCGCCACTAAACCAGGTACCGTTGGCTTCTTCTCTGCCGGGAAGTTCACAGCGTCGGTTGATGGTAACGAAGAGGCGATCCTCTATATCGCTGACTTTGATTATCTGCGCTGCCAGACGGTTGATGACTCCATACCGGTGAATGAGCTGGTGGTTGGCATTCATCCAATGCAGGGCATGTTCCTCAACGTACGCGCCGCTGCAGGCACGTACAAAAAAGGACAACCGCTTTCCATCGCAAATGGCCAGGTTAAAGCCGCCGGCGCCGATGAATCAATTCGCGCATTTGTCGAAGAAGACACAGCGTACACCGTTGCTGCAGGCGATCTGCTGCGCGTCGTTATCAAGTAAGGAGCAACTGAATGCTTGTATTTTCACGCTCTATCGGTGAACGCACCGGTAACCTCGAAGTCAACCAGGCACAGTTCCGCGAGCTGGAGATGGCGCGCAACATGAGTGCGCAGTCTGTCGCTGACTTCATTGCCCGTGCTCGCTTCGGTGAAAACGGACATCTGGACGCGGTGAACGCTGTCGACGATATCCGCCGCATGTACCGCGCGTACGACCAGACGGTACTGGCACAGTTCGAGCCGAACACCGAATTCACCCTTTTCAACGACCTGATGCCATTGTCTCGCTCTGTCCGCCTGGAAGAGTCAGTGTATGAATATGCGCGTACCGGCGGTCGTGGCTGGGCGCACACTTCCATGTCAGGCCAGATCGGTGCGGCGCTGGATGCTCGTGCGTACAGCTTTGACGGCACCATGGTTCCAGTGCACGACAGCGGCTTCAAGTTCCACTGGCGTGATCCAATCTTCAACAAAGGGTCAGCACTGGCATCACTTGCCGATGCGCAGCGGGGCTCTGTTGATGATGTGCGCCGTAAAATCGTGGACTACATGTTCAACGGTTTCCGCGACTCGGAAGGCAACTTCGTTACCTTCGATGGAAAAACGTGGAAAGGCCTGAAGAACGATGAGCGCGTCGGCCAGGTTGATCTGGGTGCATCTGGCCTGAACATCGACTTCTCCAGCCGCACTACAACCGCAGAACAGAACCGAAACGGTGCGATCGCCCTGCGTGACACCATGAAGATCACCAATAACCAGTACGCGCCGCAGACCTGGTACGTATCCAGCGAGATCATGTCCAACTGGGAGCGCTATTTCAGCGACAATTACCAGTCCGGCACCATCCTGCAGGAAATCCTGAAGTTGTCCGGCATTGCCGCAGTGAAAGAAGACGCCGAACTCACAGGTAACCAGATTTTGGTGGTTCCTCTGACTGCCGGCGTTATCGCTCCGATCACTGGTCAGGCTGTGGGCACTGTTGCTGACCCTCGTCAGTTCTATAACAGCGACTACATCTGGCGCACCTGGGGCGCTATGGGCCTGATGGTCAAGCAGGATATCAACCTCAAACATGGCGTGCTCTTCGCGAGCAGCTAAGGAGAAATTGAATGGCACTGGTAGAAATCACAGCAGGTAACGTCTTCGCCGGTGCCAACCTCCGCAAACTGGAGGTTGGTGCGATCGTAGAAGTGGACGATGCAACAGCAGCGCGCTGGAAGGCGTCTGGCAAAGCAAAGGACACTGACAAGAAGAAAGGCGAGAAGCTTTCCTTCGAAGTGGCAACTCCGTCCGCGCAGGCGGCAGACCTTTCTGGCCTGCAAAAGCAACTCGCCGACGCGCTGGAGCAGAACCAAAAGCTAATCGCCGATGGTGAAGCAAAAGACAAGGCTCACGCCGACGCGCTGGCAGCAGAAACAAAACGTGCTGATGAGGCCGAAGCAGCACTGGCAGAAGCTATCAAGAAGGCGAAATAACCATGGCTGACCCAATCACAGCGGCAGACGTGCAGGCGTTCCTCGGTGAGTTGGGTTACTCCATCCCTGGCGCGCTGCTGGATCCGATTCTCTGCGTGGTGAACAAGATTATCCCCTGTCTCGATGGCGCGGGGTATGACGAGTGCGCCGCGAAGCTGATCCTGATGTACGCCGCAGCGCTTATGGCTACGTCGTCCGGGGCTCGCCGCATCAAATCACAGGGTGCGCCGTCTGGTGCTTCACGCTCATTCGATTACAGCGACGACAGCATTACCTGGTTGCGCGACTCGCTGGCCCGTCTCGATACCAGTGGATGCACCAGTGAGCTGCCAATCAGCGCCGGGAACAGCGTCGGCCTGTTCATGGTGGTCGGGGGATGCTGATGACGTACAAATCAGTTAAGCACGGCCTTCCGCGCGCGTTCACCCGCGTATGGGTGATGACCGACACCGGGCGGGAGACTACTGGCTACGTCAAATCGGACGGCGATTGGTTCATCAACTGCCCGCGCATCAGGGCGACAGGCGCGAAGGTTTTACGCTGGAAGGAGTGAAAATGGCAACTATCAGAGCAAGGAAGATTGCAGGGATTGCTTACGATGTAAAATGCTGCATAGCCGGTAAGGATGAGCAATTTACCGGAGAAACAAGCAATCTTAATTACATCGAGTTGTTTTTGAGTATCACCAATGGCAACCCATCATCGTTATTTATTCCTGTCGGAAATGACCGTTATATAAGCGTCAAAACCATAGAATCAATTTTCATCACGAAATTGCTTGAGGACTGATATGTCGGCAACCGCGAACTGGTCCTATACCGCCACGGCGACCATCTGGCGCAAGCTGGAAGGCAATGACGAATACGGCGATCCGCTGGGCTATGCCGAACCTGAGCAAATCCTCTGTGATTACGAGGGCGGTCTCAGCAAGAGGTTAGCCAGTCTGGGAGCTGAAATCGTCGTGAAGAACACCGTTTGGACGGAGTTCGCGCTGGCGGCCGCGGGTGATTACCTGATGATTGGCGTGTCGACAGAAGCAGACCCGGTTGTGGCTGGTGCCGACGAGGTGCGGCAGGTTATCCGCTATGCCGACACTTTCGAGCGACTGGCGGATGATTATGCGATACTAACTGGCGTATGATTTCAACGGAGGTGTTCTGATGTGCATCAGCCTGGCTGTTATAATACTCGGTGTTGCAACTATCGCCATTTCCTCCAGAAGCATATTCGAGATGTGGCGATGGCTACGCGAAAACCCC